CCAAATAGGAGGAGAATGGTAAATATTGACTGTAGAGAAATGCCTCATATGATAATATGGCAAGAATCAAATCCTCATGAAATTGCTAGCTCACCCTCTATATCACTCTATATTAGCCCTGTTAAAAAATTTAATAATACTAAAATTAAAAAAGTCACTAGTTACCAGCCATTAGAATACTTAGGACTTACCTATCATGAAAGCAATATACTAGGCCTATGCTATAATATGGGTGGATTTGAATGGCCTAGTGGTAAAAAATTATACCAATTTGCCCATCACAGAGCATATAATCATTATATACCAAAAATAGATAATTATTATAAAAGATTACACGGAAAATTTCAGCAAAAATTAGTAAGAAATGGAAAAATAGACCAACATACACCAGAATATAAGGCGAAATTAAAAGAAATGAAAATCGTATTACCGGAAATAGCATTTGATAAAGATACGCCTAATTTTGTAGTGGATATTACTAAGCTTCCTATCAATATTCTACAAGACTATGGATTTATTACTAGAGAAATAACAGATGAAGATATAGCAGCTGAAGCTCTACTTAACCTTAACAACAATACCTTCAAAATAGGAGGACATTTACATTAATATTAATAAAGTAAAAATTAAATAAACAAAATACAAAAAAATATAAAAATATAGTGTTAATAGCACTTTATTTTTATTATACATTAACCGTATTATCTGATATATATATATTTTACACCTTTGAACATTTAAAACGCAGATTTTTATCTTTGTATTATATAAATGAAATCAACTTTATTAAAAAGACAAATTATTATGTTTATCGTAATGGTTATTATTGGTATGCTATTCAATCCTATGAACATTTTAGCATATAGATTTTCAGACTTATATATATCGCAAACACTATTTTATGGTGGTTTATTAATGGCTTCAAATATGATATGGGCACACGAGATTGTTCATTATTTATCAATGGGGCATTTTAATATGTTAGTTTTTTCTGTTGGAATTATTTTATCTATTAGTGTATCAATACTATTATTAAGACAACAATTATTAGTTGATGATAAACAATGGTTAAGAAGAATGATACCGCATCATTCCACTGCATTAACAACAACAACTAAATTATTAGAAAAGAATGATAACTTTAAAGATAATCCAAACTTATACAGATTAGCAAAAGAAATCATTGATACACAAGAAAAAGAAATACAATTAATGAAATCTATGTTATAAATAATTAGTCACTTTATGATTGCGTATATTTATATTTTGATGAATTAATGTATCAATACTAATAATAATTGTAAATAATAAAATATTTAATAGAGTTCTTTCTTTTTTATTAACAAAGAATATATACAATATGTATATCACTAATAATAATAAAATATTATGCATAATACCTTCCCATTTTGACCATTCGTAAAATTTTTTTAATATGTTTTGCATTTATAATATATATCTTATATAGAATAAAAAATAATATTAATATGATTAATAAATTAACTATATTTGGTAAATATAATTTGTATAAAATATTATCTATATATTGAATTAATTTAATATAGAAAGGAGCATCGTGTTTATAATGTTCAATATTTTGTTTATTATACTTATCTAAAATATAATTAGCAGTTATTTTACCACTTTCTATGGCACCTTCCATAGACCATATATTTATACTTGTTTTTGTATGAGCACCTGATAAAAATAAATTTACATACTCTGTTTTTTGTAAAGGACGAAATTTTTCATTATAAATATTATTAACCCATTTTTTATTTGTTTGTTCTTGAATACCATTGTTGAAATTCCATTCATACCATATTTCAATATATTCTATATCTTCTTTATTTATATAAAATCCATTATTATCATATATTAATTTTCTAAAACTTTTTGAGCGTAATATTTGATATATAATTTCTTTTTTTAATTTTGCATTATCTAAATGTTCGGCGTTTTTATTAAATATTTTACCCTTTTTCTCAAAATCTATTATTGTTCCACTCCATAACGACTTAATGTTTGGTTTTCGTTTCCAATGTTTCTCTTGTGGATACCAAGTAATATTAAATTCACTATCATTCATAACAAAAGCAATATTATCAATTGGATACTTAATTTCTTTATTTATACCTATACGAAATGATATTTGCTTACTTTTTGTATTCTCGGTTAATGATTTAAAATTATTATATAAACTTTGCATTTTACTATTTCTTAAAATATCTAATGTATTAAATGGATTAATTGATACTATATATTCTTTGGATCGTAATTGTTTAATAATTCCATTTTGTTTAATTTCTACTGAAGTTATATTATTTTTTTTATAATTTATTTTTACCAGTTCTGTATTAGTCAAAATATCAACACCTTTTTCTTTTAAGTGTCTAATCCACGGATCAATCCATACATCGTTTGTAGGACCATTCATAACATGCCAATTATCCGTTGAATGATGGGTGTAATTATTTTCATTTGAAGAATGTGTATGTGTATATTTTTTTTTATTTATTTGCGAAATAACTGGAAAATGAAATAAATGTCCCATAGATAATTCATTTTTATTCATTCCATAACCTGGTCCTGTTACAAAATTAATTATATGATTATATCCATCATTTGATAAATATTTTTTTAAAAATGGTTGTATATTATAAGAATAATAATACTCTCTTCTATTATCGGATAATAAATAATTAATACCTATATAGTATAAAATTATTCTATCTTTAATAGTTAATAATGACTTATAACCGTATTCTTTATCATATAGTAAATGAAAATCTATAGGAATGCTTAAATTATCAAACACATTTGTATCATAATAAGGTATCTCTTTCATTAATTGGAAAGTATTTTTATAAAACGGGGCATAACCTCTCCAAGAGTGTTCTGAAGGAAATAAATTTTTGTTTGTATCACTTCGTACCATTCCACCTAATTCATTATCTTTTTCAATGATTAATATCTTAAACTTTTTTTTAATTAATTCGTGGGCTAATGTTAATCCTGATAAACCACCACCAAAAATAATTATATCATACATTATATTATATATTATATATTATATATTATATATAAATAATATGCCTACTCATAAAAGTAATGATTATAAATTATCAGCAGTTAAATACTATTTATCACATTCTAAAAATCAAGTCCATACTTGTAAAATATTCGGTTGTTCTGAAAGAAGTTTAATGAGGTGGGTAGATAAATATAAATCCACTAATAACATTACACGAAAGAAAAGAGATTATACAGCATATAAAATTAGTAATAGTCATATTTCATTTATAAAGCACCAACTTGGGAAAAATAAAACGATTACTATGGATGAGTTATTAACTAAATTAAAAACAAAATATCCAGATTTAACACTATCAAGAGTTCATTTGGGAAGAATTGTTAGAGATATTAATATTACACTAAAACAAACACGATTACGACATGTTTCTAAAACAAGATATAAAAAACCAATTATAATAAAAAATCAAATCAAAGAATTTTATAGTAAAATAAAACAACATAGTTTAAATAATATTATATGCATTGATGAAACTTCATTAAACTCATTTATGATTAGAAGAAAGTGTTATGAAGAATTAGGTAAAAGATGTATTGTTAAAACAGAAAGCCAAGAAGTATTCAAAAAATATACTGGTATATTTGCTATTTCTTCAAAAGGTGTAATCGGTTATGAAGTATATAAAAAAGGAGGTATTGATAGTAATAGGATGGTTGATTTTATTAACAAATTTATTAATGGAAAGTACAAGAATAAATTAATTATTTTAGATAATGCAAGTAGTCATAGAAATCAACTTGTTAAAGATGCAATTAAAAAGGATAATAACTTATTATATGCTGTTCCATATCAACATTATACAAATGCGATTGAAGGATACTTTAATGTATTGAAATCACGATTACAGAAGAAAAAGGGATTAACATATAATGAATTAGTTAATAATGTAAAAGATGTATTGCATGAAATACCAATACATATTTATAAAAATCTAATAAAAGGAGCATATGATAGGAATGAAAAATATGTAAAAAAATCATCAACAAGGAAAAGAAAACCTAAAAAATATTTGAATTAGGTCGGCGTTTTAAATGTTCAAAGGTGTAATTAAATTAATTTAAATTTAATTAAATAAATGTTATAATGACAGACACAAATTCTATATTTTTATATAACATACCTAAATTTGAAAAAAATAAAATATATCCGATTAATCAATGTGAGTTATGTTGTGATATTTCGGTTGTTGAAACATGTCCTTTATCAAATTGTGATTATAAAATGTGTGGATTATGTTGGAATAAAATAATAAAAGATTCAAATATGTGTCCTGTATGTAGACGTGAACTACCACGACCATATGTAACTTGTTGTACGTATATTGAAAATAAATGTATAGAATATATTGATAATATGAAAGTTATAGGCGTTCTATGCTGTGGTATAATATTAATATATCTTATTATTCTATTTTGTTTAATGTAATTTCTGATATTATTTTTTTTTCAATGGATTTTCTTTTTTTCTTTGTACTACTTTTATTATAAGAATTAAGTAAATCTCTTACTTGTTTATCATGTAATAATCTATCATCTAAACCCATCCAGTTTTCATATTGTTCAAATGGGTTAATAATATATTTGATAAATTTATTTTCCTCTATTGGATCAACCAAAGGTGGATAACAACAACTACTACATATTCTCCTTCTCATTTTTTCAGCATATTCTATTTCTAATTGAAATATTCTATCAATTACAGAGAATGCGGACTTTAATAATAATATAGTAGTCAATGCGTCTTCTTTTGTTCTATAAGCTAATTGTAACTTTCTTTTTTTATTTTTCTTTTTCTCTGTATTATCGGTGTCATGGATATCATTATATTCATTTTTAAGATGAATAATTCTATTTGTAATGTCTCTTAGTTTTGTAGTATAATCTTTTCTACAATTTTCTATTTTTTTTATTATTGAAAATACATTTAAATTATAAATATTTGGATAGTAATACCTAATCTGTCTAGGTATTAAAAACTTATTTGTTGCTTTTATTTCTTTAATTTTAACTTCAATATCAATAATCTTTGTACGTATATCTTCTTGCATATCATCTCTCCCTTTTTCACCAAATAGTAAAAAATAACCTGATGAAAATTCACACATGGACTGTAATTTATCATATTGATGAGCAGATATCTTATGTGCTTCTGCCTTTGCGTCTAATTTCATATAATTTACTATCGATAATAAGAACGTTACTATAGCATTTATTACAGATAACCATAATGTACCATAATATATGTCAATCGATATCGGTGATAATACTGAAGCAGAAGTGGATAAAAATATAGCAGGCATCATATAATAATTTAAATATGTTTCACAATAGTCTTTTGCTTCCATGTATATTAATTTTTGCCCTCTTACATATGTTGCTAATATATCCATAGCAGATGACGATGTTTCATTTACGTTTGAATATAATGCTTCTAAACTTTTTTCTACACCGGTATACGATATTCTACTGTATTGATCACCTGTAGAACTTATATGTTCTTCATAATCATAATCTAATAATTCTAACGGATTAATTGTATCTATTTTTAATTTTAATTCTTCTTTTAAAATATCTAAAGGTGCTTTCTTTTTAAGCATACTCACGTTTCTAGATAAATCAACATTTTTATAACCAACATTTTCCAAGTTTGTCATTTGAATATTATCTGAACTATCAAATGAATACTTATAATCATCATAATCATTTATATCTAAAATAACGGACATTTAAATATAAATATCTTTTAATATAACATTTTTAACTAAATAAATTGAATATAATAAATATTTTATAGATAAAATTATTTACAATGGAACATCATCTTAAAAAATTATATGGATTTAATAATTTTCGTGATTATCAAAAAGAGATAATTCAAGATATATTAAATAAAGATGATGTAGTTGCCGTTTTACCTACAGGAGGAGGGAAATCTTTATTATATCAATTCCCAGCTACATATACAAAAAAAACAACGATAGTTATTTCACCGTTGATTTCACTTATGAATGACCAATGTTTATATTTAAATTCAAAAAATATAAAATCTATATGTTTAAATTCAGAAACCTCTGTAAACGTATCTCAGTATAAAGAATACAGTGTGATATATACTACACCAGAATTTATAGTTAGTCGTATTCCTGCTTTCAAATTAATGAAAGATAATATAGGATTGTTTGCCATTGATGAAGCTCATTGTGTATCACAATGGAGTCATGATTTCAGACATAGTTATAAAAAATTAAAATTAATAAAACAACACTTTAAAAATATACCAATATTAGCAGTAACTGCTACAGCTACTCCTAAAGTGTTAGAAGAAATGTATTTATTTTTAGGATTAAATGATTGCTGTGAATATTTATTAGGAACAAGACGAACAAATTTATCAATTAGTGTATTACCTAAATCTAAATTTAAAGATGCTATTTACAATGAACCAACCATTATTTATGTTTCTACAAGAAAAAATTGTGAAAAAATATCAGCCGATTTAAATAAAAAAAATATAAAAGCGGTTTATTATCATGGTGGTATGTCGAAAAAAGAAAAAGATATTAGTCATGAATTATTTATTAATGGTAAAATAATGGTAATTGTTGCTACTATATCTTTTGGCATGGGTATAGACAAATCGGATATCAGACATGTTATTAATTATGGTGTTCCATCAGATATTGAAACATATTATCAAGAAATTGGCCGTGCAGGGAGAGATGGTATTAATAGTAAGGCAACTATATATTATGATGATAGTGATTTTATGACTATATCGTATTTAATTTCAAACGGGGACCCTTCACAAATAGATATTAAAACGCATAGATTAAACATGTTATCAAGTTATTTAAAAGAAAAAAATATATGTAGACAGCAATTAATTGATTATTATTTTGAAACTGGAAATTACCCGAATGAATTGCAAGTGAAAGAAATACCAAAATGTGATATGTGTGATAATTGTCTTCGTGAAAATACAATCGAATTAACAGATATTACAAAAGAGGCAACTTGTATTGTAAATATTCTTCGAGACAATATAAAATATAATAGATATAATGTGGGTTTAAAGAAAACAATTAAAAATATACAAACAAACAAACATCATACATTATTAACAACAAAAAATGATAAATATATTAGTGAAATAATAGACGTTTTAATATCAAAATGTATATTAAAACGATATAAACCACCGCGTGGATATGGATTAATTATTGGATTAGGAGACAGTAAATTGGAAAATATTTTACCTATACATGCTAGAATACAAGATACTTCTTCTGAATTAATATTTAAAACATTTAATTATCAAGGTAAAAAATTAGTAGATTTGTTTAAACTACGAGATAAAATAGCCAGAAAATATCATTTGATACCAGGAACATTTATTAACGATAGAGTTATTAACAATATTTATAATCAAAAACCAAAAACACTAAACGAGTTATGGAAAGTAGATGGTATATCAAATGAATTTATAATGACGAAAGAATGTAATGAGTTTATGAATGAATATAAAAGAATGAATGGGTATATACCAAAGAAAAAAAAAGGTAGAACAAATAACAGAGACAATGTATATAGATTATATAAACAACAAAAAACGCCTAACCATATTGCTACTATACTTAATTTAAATATACGAACTGTTCATAATCATATATTATATATTTATGAATATTATGATGATATAGATATTGATTTAGATTACTATGATTTAAATGAAGAAAAAGAATTAGAGATTAAAAAAGCGATTGAAAAGGTAGGAATAAAGTATCTTAAACCAATCAAAGATATAGTTGGAAAATCAATAACATATGAACAAATTAAATTATGTATTATGGTTATGAAAATAGAAAACGAAGAATAAACAAATAATGAATAAAATATAATATTATTATTTTTCATCTAATATTATTTCACAGCTTGCTTTGTCTATAGTAATTGTATCAAATGCTTCTTTTATATCAACACATTTAGCTATATCATTAATCACTATTTTAGGTGGTGGTTTTAACAACTCTGATGATATTTTACATTTTATATTTTCTGTTACAGTATCGTGTGGCAATGGATTAATCTTATCATATTCATTATAAAAATCCATATACGCTTTTTTTTGTAACTGATTTACGGAATCATATATTTCATTACATGCAACATCCTTTACCCAGCCATCATTTTTATCTTTAACAAAAAAATTTTTCCTTTTTTGATCCGTACAATGAATTGGCCTTTCTGTTATTGGTATATCATTAAGATTTTTTAACATTTTTATAGATACAAAATTTTCAATCACATCATCCTCTTTTAAAATATCATTCAGTTTAAATGTGATATTATCAACAAAATCCTGTAAACTCTGTGCATTATGACAATGTTTATCAAGAAATAAATTAAATGATATGTTATTGGTTTGATTATTATGTATAGTAGTATGAGTAGGCGTTTCAACGACTTTATTCAATGTTGAAGTAAGTAAATTAACCTGCTTTGCTAACATTTCTAATTTGTCCATATTACTGCTAACGGGTTGATTTATTTTTACATTGCCACTTTTTGCCACTTTTTTGCCACTATTTGCCACTTTTTGTCTGTGCTTTGCTGTCTTAATATGTTTTTCCCAATTATATTTCTTAGACGCATTATAGTTACAAAACTCACAAGTCTTAAAATATTTTGATTTTTCTTTCTTTCCTTTTTTTTGCCATTTTCTACTCTTTGAATCTATTTTAGCTAAATGTTTTTTGGTGCGAAGATGTTTATTATAATTTGAATTATTAGACGATGTATAATCACATAATTCACAATGAAATCTTAAAGTAGTTTTCTTATTTTTTAGAGTAGTTTTAGAGTAGTTTTTATCATCCATTTACATTCTAATAGAAAAAAATATTTAAGTAATTTAAATACTAGAATCTTCCATAATTCTTGTAAAAAAGTCTCCAAAAAAAGGCACCATTAGAAAATTATTTTTGTTCTAATGGTGCCTTTTTTACAAGATTTCACTATTTTTTTATCATTTTTTTTTATCATTTTTAAAATTTGCCACTTTTTGCCACTTTTGACTTTTTTTTATCGAGCGAATTTTAAGA